GCACCTGAACTGCAGCTGCTGTACGTGGCCCCGCTCCAGTCGCAGGCCCAGCGCTATTCGACGCTTTACCTGAACGAGGCTATCAAGTCCTGCGAGCTCGCCCGCATCAACCAGATGAAGGCACTCGAGGGCGTGTGGTCCGACGCGAAGATCCTGACGGCTGTCGGGCATCAGTCGTTTGCAAACGGGTCCGGCATCCAGCTCACGTACGCCAAGACCTCGCCGGACCGGGCCCGCGGTATCTTCGCCGACGCCATCGACTTCGACGAGGTGCAGGACCAGCTGACGGACAACATCCCGATCATCTCCCAGTCGACGAAGGCCTCGAAGTGGGGCATCCGCCGGTTCACAGGGACAGCCAAGACGGTCGACAATACGATTGAGGGTCTCTGGCGGAACTCGTCTCAGTGCGAGTGGGCGATGCACTGCGAACACTGTAACGCCTGGAACATCCCGAACCAGGACGGCCGCGTCCTCGACATGATCCAGGCCGATGGGATGCACTGCGTCGAGTGTGGCGGAAAGCTCAACGTCCGGAAGGGTGAGTGGGTGCCAGCCCATCCGAACCGCATGAAAACGTTCAGGGGATTCCATATCCCCCAAGTCATCCTCCCCTTCCACGCCGAGAACATGGACAACTGGGGCAAGATCGTCCGTGACGTCATGTCGCTTCCGATCCCGGTGATCATGCAGGAAATCCTCGGCATCAGCTGCTCGCAGGGCCAGCGGATCATCGACCAGAACGTCATCGACCGCCAGTCCGTCCTGCCGTCGATGTTCAAGCTGCAGGAGGAGCTTCACCGCTACCTCTTCACCGTCGGGGCGATCGACTGGGGCGGGGCCGAGCAGGTGTCCTTCACGGTCCACACGATCCTCGGCGTCTGCGTGGACGGGACGATCGACGTCCTCTGGGCGCGGCGCTACCAGGGGTTCGACCCGGACGAGATGCTGACGGAAATCGCGCGCACGCATTCATTCTACGGATGCCGGGCGTGTTTGGATGCAGAGACGTTGGTTCTTACACGCACGCCATTGACATCACCACGCTATAAGCGTATAATAGACGTCGAGACTACGGATTGGGTTTGGGACGGGTATGCCTGGGTAGAGCACGACGGCGTCAGGCTCATGAAGTATGTCAGCGAAAAGGATCTTGTAGATGTCGGACCCATCCATGCAACCAAAGACCACGGAATCTATATCGACGACGGATCGTCCAGACGTGCTGACTCGCTTTCGAGAGAAGGGCGAGCATCCGCACTGGCTTGGAGATACGCCTCGTCTCCCGTACCCCCCTGGTACGATGTTTGGCTATCTGCGGTTGCGCTCGGACGTGCTATTGCGCGTCTTTTCCGTGCGGCAGGCAGGAAAAAAAGCCGGTGCGAGGAGAAGTGACCTCTACGCCGAATGTGACTGCGTAAAGTGTGGTTCTTATGTAAGAGTGTTAAAGTCAAATCTGTTGAGTGGTAAAACGGTTCAGTGCAAGAGATGCAATGTTAAGGCCGGGCATGAGTGCACAGCACGCGAACTGTGGGGTGGACGGGTTCCGGATGAAATCGACCGCAAATTACGCGACAGGTGGATCGGAATAAAGGCCCGGTGTGAGAACCCCGACAGCCATGAGTTTCACAGATACGGAGGGCGCGGGATCACGCTATCAGATGAGTTCCAGGATCCGCTCATTTTTATAGATTACGTCAAGGGGTTACCCAACATGTCGCTAGACCTACAGCTCGACAGGATCGACAACAACAAAGGGTACGAGCGCGGGAATCTCAGATGGGTAACGAGCCGGGTAAACTGCTCAAACAGGGAGATCTCTAGGAAGGTTTCGTATAACGGTGTCGAGATGCCACTCTCAGATTTTGTCAGGGACTTTACCGACATGTCTTATGCGTATGTCAATACACTCATAAAATCGGGCGTTACGGCTGAGGAGATCGTAAACTGGAAGCGGGAAATAACACTTGTCACGTATAACGGAGAAACGCTGTCCCTCCTCGCGTTTGCAAAAAAGTACTCCGGTAAGTCATATCCGCTTGTTTGCAGGCTCCACCGGCTTGGACTGTCCCCGGAAGAAATCGTAGCGTGGGAGAAGAAAAAGCCGAAAGAGGTCGTGTACGACGGAAAGACGATGAGCCTTGAGAACTTCTTCAGGGACTACACGGAGTTATCTAGCCGATACGCCCGTAAACTGTACGACTCCGGTATTCCACTTACTAAGATCGCAACATGGGAGAAGAAGCAGCATGTCGTTACCTACAGTGGCCGTAAGATGTATTTCACGGATTTTGTCAGAGACTTTACCGCTCTTTCTTATCCGTATGCTTGCAAGCTGTACCGCGAGGGTAGATCACCTGAGGAGATCGCTTCGTGGAAGAAAAAAGGTTCCTGTGTTTGACATCATCAACGCAGGTCCATTGCATCGCTTCGCATGTCTAGGGGCTATCGTATCTAACTGCGCGGCCGATTACGGAATGGGATTCGACAAGAATGTCATGCTGACGTCACGGTTCGGCTTACCGCTCATCCAGATCCAGTTGTGCAAGCAGAACTCCCTGATGAACTACAGTCCGGCGCTGGGGCATCCGCGCTGGATGGTTGACAAGACGACGGCCCTCGACCTCATGTTCATGGCGATCAAGTACGGGCGCATCCGGTTTCCACCCAAGGATGAGTTCGAGATCTTCACCAAGGACCTGCTGTCCCCGTATGAAGAGGTCGTTGACCACGGCGAGCTTGCCCATCGGCGGTTCGTCCGCGATCCGTCGCGCCCGGATGACTTCGCGATGGCCCTCTGCTTCGGGACGATGCTCGCCATGAAGCTGCAGCACGGCGACATTACCGACATGGTGCCGCCAGGGGCGATGCCCGCCAAGACCGGCAAGCCCGTGTACGCGCCGCTCGACCCCGAGGAGATCATGCGAGCGCTCAACAGCTGACAGCCCAAACGGCTGTATGCTAAGGAAAAGCCGCACGGTTAGGCGCTACAGGGTGCCGGGAGACTCTCCTTCACCGGTACACCTGGTACTGGTAAAGGAGAGTCTCCCGCGAAACGCATCGTTTGTCCCTTTGACAGGCTCTAATGCGTCTCCACAGGGGGTTATACCCCGAAAACGGGCGTTTTTTACACCCCAAAAGGCCCTGTTTTGGCCTTTTTCGCCGTGTTCACTCGCTGTCGCCCGTCTCGATCCGCGCACAGGCGTAGACGACGGACCACGCCACCCGTTCCTCGGAACATTTCCGCACGCCGTCGAGGAACGCCTCCCGTTCAGCCGGGGGCAGCGCGTCCACCCAGGCCTTTCGGACCCGGCAGCGTTCGACGAACGCACGCCCCGGTTGCGTCCGGGGCTGCTGGATCAGGATGCCCGCCGTCAGGCCGACGACGAGTCCGAAGACGAGAAATGTGATTTTGACCATGTTTTTGCCTCCGTTTTCGTGATTTTGACCGAAAAATACCCGAAAAACACGTGCGGAGGCGCATTTTGACGCCTCCGCACGGGCTAATCGGACCCTGTATTGGTTATAACGCGGAAAACCGTCGTATTAACGCAGCGGCTGGGGGAGCCACATGCCGGAAATGCGGTTTGTCATGGTCGCCAGGGAGTTGATGATCTCGTTGATCTTGGCGATGACGTTGTTGTTCGAGGCGACCACGGAACTCAGCCAGTTCGACGTCTCGACCTGCCACTTCTCGAGTACCACAATGCGGTTGGTCAGGGAGTAGAACTGCTTGACTTCGTTCGTCAGACCACGGAGTTCGGACGACAGCTGCCGGTCCGTACGGGCCAGCGCGTTGCTCATGGAGGACAGCTCGATCTTCGCCTGTGCGACGGACTGCGTGACGGACTCTTCAATGATGGAGGGGCGGGCTGCGGCGACGACGGCCGCCGCCTGCGTCCAGCAGACGACCGGAACGTAGTTGCTCAGGGCCTCGAGCTCCCAGGTGAACTTCTGGATCAGGGCGTTCGTGATGGCGGCGTCGGCCCGCGTGTAGTTCGTCGTGACGTTTGCAAGCTCCCGCCGCAACGAGACGACGTCGTTCGACTCCTTCGTCCGCAGCCCGGAAAGAGACGTCCGGAGCGTCTCGTCGGCGCTCTTCAGGCCGGCGATGTCCGTCGTGTTCGAGGCGACGGCGTATTCGAGGTTGGTCACGCGGCCCTGCAGGTCCGTCACGGATTCGTCCAGAGCGTCGATGCGGACGGTGGCGTTCGAGTCCGCCTGCCGGACGGCGGCCTGGACGAGCGCGTTGCTGTGGAAGAGGATGCGGGCGTCGGCGGCCGTTGCGGCGAGCCCCGGGACGTCCGTCCGCAGTGTCGTGAGGCCGCTCGTGAACTCACTCCGGAGCGTGGCCTCCAGGGAGGCGTTCGCGAGGGTGGCGTTGGAGGCCGTCGACAGAAGGCCCGCCTGGAGTTCGGCGACGTCGTTCGTCTCCGTCGTCCAGAGGTTCGCGAGCGACGTGCCGAGGAAGCTGACGGTGCCGTTGAGGGCGCTCAGCTGAGTGTTCCAGCCCGTGCCGATGGCCGCGACGTCGTTCGAGAGCGCGGTGATGCCGGTCGAGAAGGCCTGTGACAGGGTGGCGTCGGAGGCGGCCCGGTTCACGGCCTCCGTGGCGACGAGGCCGGCGAGGCGCGTGTCCTCGGCCGTCAGGGTGCCGATCGTCGTGTAGACGGTCGCCGTGGCGGCCGTGAGGTCGGAGAGGTAGGCCCCGGTCTCGGTGCCGACGTGCGGGCGGCCGGCGGAGACGGTCAAGGGCGACGTACCGTCCGTGCTGACGACCTGACG